ATTTACAGACGGGTTTATGAAGGCAGTCATCGTTATGTCAGCCTCCCGATCGTACGAGCATCGGGTTAAAGCAAGTGTACTGGGCGCCTGAGAAAACGGGGTTTTCTCGACAGTTGTGTGAACAACTGGGGACTGGAATCCGGAGCGCTAGGCATTCTACTAAAGGAATGCACTGATTGGAGAGTTCAGGATAAAGACAAAATCTCTCGGGGGTAGCGAAACCTCGTTAGGCAGGGCCAAAGTTGCACCCATGAATCTAAAAAGTCAGCTATAAGAACACCGCTATGTCGTCTCCAAATTCAGTTAATTCTGGAAGTGTTAATACAATTACTCATGTCCTTTGTGCTAATTGCAGTAGGGTTGTTGTTGAATCTGGCTTTTTACATATGGTTGCTTCGTGTCGTGTATGCCAGACTCGTGAGAGACTCTCGCGAAGACTTGGCAAGGATGTGTTATGGATTGGATGTGGAACGAGCGATCGTTCCATGTTGTCTGTGTTAGAGTTAGAACAGCGGAAGGCGAGAAAATCCCAGATGTCACACAGCAATTTGCAGAAGATTTTGCCGGCGGTGCGGGGAAAAATTGTAGCGCAAGCTCCAGATCCAACTCCTCCTACTTTTGATGGAAAGCTGCACTTTTTGTTGAATGCAATTGCGTATGTGCGAGATATGATTAAAGATGACATGCGTAGATCGCGAGTAGAGGAAGTGTTGATGACAACAATTGAGATGTCAAAGGATTTGTTTAATGTGGCGCAAGCTGCTTATGGTAAATCCCAAGGAGTTCTTCATTCAGAAGTTGGCGAAGTGTCTCCAAGATTGGTTGCTGCCAATGTGCGAGTGATACTGGCGGAATTGCAGAAGATATCTAATGATGCAAAGTGGTCGCAGCGAGAAGCTGTGGTTACCCAGTTGAAGATTGCTCAAGTGACAGCAGGTGTTTTGCAGAAGTGGTGTAATGAGGCTTGGCCTCCTTCGGTGGGGGCAAGTGTCGTGAGTGCACTGATGCAGAACCAAATGGATTCGAAACACTCTGTTCCGGCAACGGGACATGGTGACACGGG